GAAATGTAACTGAACTGGCGCTAGCACCGATGCCAATCAGTCCAGCCTTGGTTATGCCGATTGCGACCGCTGCATACCGTGGCATGAGCACAGCACCGGGCAACTCAACACCATGCCAAGACTCGAGTAGGGCCGCGCCATCGGTCGCTACAGCCGTCCGGGGTTGCAGGTATACGCCAGCCTTAGCCGGTTCGGGCGAGCCATCCACGGCCAAGCTGGACACCCCTGCTAGCGCGCGCTGAATCGCTAGCCCTTGCGCACCGTCGAGCGCCATGAAAACGGGGTCCGGTCCTGTAATCGGAATCTCGGACGAATCGACACACGATATCAGCCCTCGGAATGCGCCACTGGTAATCGCAAGCGCATGGGGAGTCAGTTGCGTAATGGATAGCTCACGTTCTTGAGCAACCGTCGCAAGCGCTTCCATAAGCGGATGAGTTTGTGGGCATGTTTCGATATTTTCCTGTATTGGATGCGCGGCTGTAACGATGCCATCGCTGGCTGCAATCCAGCCATGACTTGCATTACAAAACTGTACGTTAGTGGGTCCAGCCTTGCGTTGCGCAACGCTGATGAAACGTAGGGCTGTAATCAGTGAAGCGCTAGGGCTAGCTTGCTTAGGCTTGTGATTTGGCAATGCAGTTTGATTAGGATTAACATTGCCATCCTTGCGTGGTCTACCGCGCTTACGCTTTTCTGGAACTGGTACGTTATCATCGACTACTGTCATTTGCTTTTCTCTTTATAGCTGGGGGTGGCAACTTAGGTATTGCGATATTTTCTTCCCAATGACACGAGCATGCACCCTTACACATGCAGTCAGTTGGAAACCAATAATCGCATGGGTGCGTTGCTGTTTCGCTTTCTCGATTTCGCTTTCGCAACCATTCACTTTCATCTATCAAGTCTTGTATTTCAATACTCATACACCAGCCTCTTTTGTATATGCGTCATGAGCGAGTTGAATGTAGTGTGCACACTTGAGTAAGTCTAACGCATCTTGCTCCGGTCTAGCGTTGCGACCATGCCTAGTTAGATATTTTTTTGCCTGATTGATACACTCTTGCGCGGTGTAGTCACTAGCCAAATCATTGCCTTTGTCGCCATACTGAGGAACGGTGTAAACTTCGATATGGTTATGTACTTCGACTGCAAACTCTTGCCAATCGTCACCGCGTTTTGACATTCAATCCTCAACGTGGCTTAGCCACTCTCGAATAGCTTTAATCATTATTTCGCGCTTTACTGATGATGCATAGTGTAAGTGCGTCTTATCGCTGAACATGAATAGGGCAAAACCCATGTTATCCGGCATGGCACTTTTTAGTAATTCAGCAATGCTTTTTAGGTGCTTTTCAGCTTCTGTTTTGGTTGTCATCACCACTCTGCACTCAAGATTTCAGGATACGGTTTGTTTGTCCATACACGTATGCGTTTAGGCATGCGTAGTTCAGACACCCGGGCAAGTGCTTGGTAGGTAGTTGCAGGAGGGTCCTCTGCATGGCGTTGACGCCACCACTCGCGCGAACGCTTGGCGGCAAAGCCACCATGCTCAAGTAGCACATACTCATTAAACATATTCAAACCGCAGAAGTAACTAACTTTGATAGATGGCGGTTTAGTCAGCGCACCTTGACTGCGTTTCTCATGCAGATTGTAAATCACTTTCTGCACATTGAAATACTCGACAACGGGCGAATCGGTACGCATCGGTGCATCGTGGCCAGCGGTCGCAAATAGCTTAGTTTCGAATGAAAAGGGTTGACCGCATGCGATGCATTGTCGGGCGCTCGCGTGATTATAGACGCCGCACGCATCGCAAATCTTGACGGGCGCTTCTCCGCCTTGCTCGCCTGGCTTACGCGGTATTTTAGGGTCATTGATAGGCCCAAGTCGCTTTACGTTGCCCGCAAAATCTGCGACCAAACAGTTAGCCTTACCTTCACTCGGGCGCGTTCCACGGCCATATTTTTGCACGTGCTTTCCAGGGCTGAGAGTCGGATTTAAATCGGCGATAAAATCAATCGGAGGATGGTCAAATCCGGTTGTCAGCTTTTGCCCGCTCACGATGCCACGTAGTTCGCCCGCTCTAAATGCGTCCAGGCGTTCTTTATTCAGCCGGTTGGATAGCTTCGAGTGAACGGGTAGCACGTCTAAGCCATAATGTTGAATGACGCTCGAAACATGTTCAGTGTTATCTATACCACTCGCAAACACTAGCCACGATTTTCTGTCGTATCCGAGTTCAGTCATTTCCTTTACAGCATTGAATACGACGCTATCGGTATCAACCGCTTTCTCGAGTTGCTTTTGATTGAACTCGCCCGCTGTGATGCCCACATTCGACACGTCGATTTCAGTACGCGTAGGACGCGCAATCAAGGGCGCTAGAAAACCTTCGGCTATCAACCGATTGAAGCTATCAAAGTTTGTGATGTCGTAACATATGTCAGTGAAAATCCCGTTGTCAGTAATAAGACCCATACGCATTCGATATGGGGTTGCAGTGAAGCCAATCACTTTTAGCAACGGGTTGATTGCGCGTAACTGTGCAATCACAAACTGATACATCGAATCTTGCGAATCACTAAGCAAGTGCGCTTCATCGATAATGACTAAGTCTCGCCAGCCAAAGCAGTCCGCCTTACGCTTCAATGCAGGTGCTACAGACTGCACACCACCGAATAGAATCGGCATGATGCAATCGCGGCTATTGAGTCCAGCAGAATAGATACCAAGCGGTGCAGTAGGCCAGACTTGCTGTAAGTGATTTGCGTTTTGTTCTATTAGCTCTTTTACGTGAGTCAACATGACAACGCGTTGCGATGGCCACTGCACAAACACGCGTCTAAGAAACTCAGCAATGCATAGTGCTTTGCCGGTTCCGGTTGGCAATGCGCATACTGGATTTCCACCCTTACGTTCAAAGTAATCGAAAATGCTCCAAACGCATTCCTCTTGGTAGTAACGTAAGGTGTACATCGGCGGAGCCTACTTTTTACGAATCACTGTTACAGGCTGGTAGCCATCGCAAGCCTTTGGGATAAAATCGTGCGGTATGATGTTAGTGTGCATATGGCAATACCACCTAGCATTGTCCACGGGTTGCACATTAACGCATGATCTACAGTTACGTTCGGGTAATGCATCCTTATGACATATGTCGAATGCATCACAGAACTTGCATTCCCAGTATGTGGGATTGTCACTTAGTCTAGGCGGAGCTTCCTGAGATAGTATGATTTGCTCCGCCTTAGCACGCATTTGCTTACTGACATTTTGATTAAGTTTGACCACTTCAATGTACAGCTCATCATCGCTTTTATTGACTACGATGTAGAGGCAATGCGATAAGTCATACTTAGGCTCGGCGCCGTACACACATATTTGTGCATAGTGTTGTGGCTTAGCCTTCTGCATACCCTCATCTAGCAATGCTTTGAAAGCTTTGTGTGAGCCATTTGTTTTGAACTCGAGTAATACAGGTTCGCGTATGTCATACTCTTTTGGCAGTATGCATATACCGTCAAGAGAACCACCAAAGTGACCTAGTATGTCTTGAATGCGAAACTGTTCTCCACTCTCATCATGTGCCCACACTTGAGCGCCTATACCTTTTAGCCACTCGAGAATATTTGCCTCTTCGGCATGTCCTCGATTGAATAGACGCATCATGCGACCATGATTGGCTTGCGTCTTTTCTATATCGATTTGCTGAGTTTTCGGGTCAGTAACTTTGAACTTAGCTTTGAAACACCAGCGGAAAATATACCAAAGCTTGCGGCTGCATGAGTCCCCTATTTGACTTGCGCCTAAATGGTTGCGGTGTTCATTGGCATACGCTCGAATACTATGGTTGGCAATGTCTGCATATACCCGATTGGCTATCGCGGTTTGCATGCCAGGTGTATCTAGCTTTGTCATTTAGTAACCCAAAACGAAAACACCGTAGGTTGTCAAGCTACGGTGTTTGTCCAGACTAGTGGTAGTACGAATCGATTAGCGGGGCTGGCCCCATGGGGGTGCGCCATTGGGTTGTGAGGCTGGCGCTCCGCTCGGTGTTTGGCCCCATGCTGGCGCTGTCGCAGGTTGTGCGGCTTGCTGCGGTTGCTGTGCAGGTTGGCCCCATGTCTGCGGTGCAACCCCTGGCGCTGGCTGTGTAGGGGCTTGCTGTGGCGCTCCCCAGGGTGCCGCTTGAGCTGGCGCTTGAGCTGGCGCGGCTTGCTGCGGCGCTTGGGCTTGCTGAGGTTGCGCAGCCCCTTGTTGCGCGCCGGTACCTTGACGGTGCGGTTCATTGCCGCGCATATCATAGACGCGCTTGACTTCGGTATATTTGGGGTCGGACTGCGCACCTACTTCGACTACAAATGGAATATTATGGAGTTGAGCCGAATCGCTCAGTGCAAACACTCCAGTCACATGGCATACCGCGGACAGTTGTTTGTGTGCAATCTCAACTGTTTTAGCATTCGAGTGATACAGGTTGAATCGCATCGGTCCCGTTTCGCCAACCGCTGGACCTTCGGTGACGCGTAAGTTGAGTTGCAAGTAGCCGCTATCGCCAGCCTTGGAAGCTTTGACTTCGCTTGTCTCAATCACTACCGGATGCCGGCCAAGCGGTAGTTGCCCACCACCTTGCGTAGGGTCGTATTGCGTTGCGTCGAATGTGGTTTGTAGTTTCATGTTGTCCTATATCCTTACTGCATTGCTTTAGCAAATAGTAGTGTCAAATCAGGGGGCTCTAGTTCAGCTAGATTACCGGCCCTATCACGCGCGAATACTTCGGGAATCTCTTTTGTGCGTAGCGCTTTAACTGGCCTGGGTTGGCCTGGCACACTTGCCTCGCCTAAGTGCAATACATCATCAAACAGGTGTGGGATTTTGACGTTCAAATCCTTGCCCGGAAAGTGCGGCCTGCGTTGCATCACACTCTCGTATGTCACTTGGCCATCTTGGATTAGTGTCTGCTTACCGTTTTCGACTTGCGTTTGTTTCGCAATCATTACGATATGCTTTTGGGGCATATAATAGAGTAGCCCACATACTTGCATGACACGCTCGGACATCGCGCCATAAGCCTTAAGCCCATGTTTATTTTTGGGCATTTCTTCAGCTAGGAATATTTCAGCGATATTGCTAAGTGAGTCAATGGCTACAGTATCGAATGAGCCAAGCTCTTTTGACTTTGCAACCCATTCCATAAACTCGACAATGCGCGCCGCTGTGTAAGCTTCCCAGGCTGGAATCGTAGCGTGGCGCATGCTCAGCATACCCGGCTCGGTTACGAGCATTACGGGGCGTGGAGCGGTCGCCACGAGTGGCGTTTTGCCGGACCCAGGGGCACCGAAGATAATCGCTTTTACACCGTAGCGTTTCGCGAGCTCGTTTGCCGGCTTGAGTTGCGAGGCTTGCATTGACTTTACTCCAATGTGGGAATCACTAGCTCTAGAGTTGGCATATCATCCTTTGCAACGATGAGCGCGTCAAATATATCGCGAAAATGAGCGGGTAGTGTACGGTAAAAGGATAGGGATAACTCCGCTTTCCATCGTACAATCTTTTCGCTTATTTCAAGCGCTTGCTCACTGTCATTTAGCGATGCCAGGAAGTCAATCAGCGCATCCGAGTCAATCGTAAATTTGCGATTGACTTTGAATTGCGCTTTCAACTTGTAGCCTTGCCCAAGCTCGACGGTACGCGTCCCCTCGGCTAGCGGTTCGGGCTGAAACTCGGCGGCAATGACTTGCGCGCGTAACAGGCTCTCCGCCTCTTTCGCAAGGGCTAGCGTTGTCTGTGCTTTGTGCCATTCAAGTATCAATGCATCACGTGCGTTCATTTGCTGCTCTCAAAACGGAATGATGTTTTCTAGCCCCCTGCATAGCGCAACCACAAATCGCAAGTCAAACACAATCCGACTTTGCAGGCATTTTATTTTCGCAATACCCGTATTGTAAAAGCCAACTTTTGCAGTGTTTGTGTGGAGTTGCGGATACGGTATGTGAAAGTAAGTTGTACGCTGGTTTCGCGCATTTGTCTACATTTCAAGCAAACCTGACGAGCTATCGCTTTTGACCGGATTCGGGTCAAAAAAGACCCATTTAGCGCTGGCGAGTTTTGGACTGTAGAGGCTGCAAGAAAAGATTGCAAGCTTCATTTATGCGGTGCTAGTGTGGCGCTCATGTTCGGGTTTGGGGCCACTCATGCCCACGTTGGGAGGTAAAGCGAGTGATTGACATGAAACATCTAGCATTGCGGATAAACTTGGCAAAAGGGAAATATGAGTGGAGCTTCGTACAAATGGAGCGCGAGTTAGGAGTCAATCGACAAACTATAAGAGAGATTGCTAACGGTATAGCAACCGATATGACAGTATCGCGCTACAACATCCTTGACGAAGGTTTGCGAAAGCATGGGTTTTGAATCCATACCGCTAGAGCTACGTAGGCTCGCGCAATGGGTTGTTTGGCGAGACGAAAATGGTGTTAAACATCCAATCAATGTTCATACGGGTCACTTTGCATCGGTCAATAAGCCTGACACTTGGGCAACATTCGAGCAATGCGTTGCAGCTTCAAAACGAAGTGACTTATCAGGCATAGGGTTTGTACTAACCGAATCAGACGATTATGCATTCATCGATTTGGACTATGCTAACGGTGATGCAACTGCACGCATACTGCAGCAACAGGTATGCACAACATTCAATAGCTATGCTGAGATAAGCCCAAGCGGTAAGGGTTTGCACATTATCGTAAAGGGTAATGTGCCATCCGGCAGACGTCGCCATAAAGTCGAAGTGTATTCATCACTACGATATATGACTATGACGGGCAACGTTCACTGGAATAAGCCGATTGTAGATTGTGGGCAAGCTTTAGAATCGCTATGGGGACACCTTGGTAAAAGCAACGGTGTAATTGAATGTTACACTGGCGATTCTGAAGCGTCCTATAGCGACAATGAAGTGCACGCTATGGCGTTGCGTGCATCTAATGGTGAGAAGTACGATTTACTATTCAAAGGTGTATGGCAAGGCTTATATCAGTCACAAAGTGAAGCCGACTTTGCACTGATTGATATCCTGGCTTACTACACACAAAGCAAAGAGCAAATCGTGCGTATGTTTCGCACTAGTTATTTGGGCAAGCGTCCAAAGGCTAAGCGAAAGGACTATGTAGGTTGGATGCTAAATCGTGCGTTTGATAGGTTACCACCACCAATCAATCTAGATGCGATTTACAATCAAACACAAGCGCTGGTAGCTCAACTCAGGGAAGAACAAGAACAAGCCGCGGAAAGGCTAGCGCTTGAACAAGCCGCGGAAATCGAGCGTCAGCGTGAGCTACAGCGGTTAGATGTCGAGGCTAAGCAAGCCGCGCGGCTTGACCGCGATCGCGAAGCCGAACGCCAGCGCGTGCTAGCCGTCAGCGGGCAATGGCCAGGGTTGCCTAACCTCGCCAACCGATTGCAGCCTACGGCCGCTGTAGGCGCCGTGGCGAGCTCGAATGAGCACGTCAACGGTCATGCTCACGTCAATGGCTATGCTCATTATGTAAATCCAAATGGTAGTCTAGTCAGCATAAGCGACGTTAAGCATTCTTACGATTATCTAAACCAGCCTGTACTGTATACTAATCCTGCATATCAGTTTCCCGAAGGACTGATAGGCGATATTGCAACGTACATTTACAAATCATCCCCACGGCCTATTGCGGAAGTTGCACTCATGGGTGCAATCGGATTAATGGCTGGTATTTCTGGCCGTTCTTACACCATATCAAATACAGGGCTGAACATGTATGGTGTGATACTGGCTAAGACTGGCAACGGTAAGGAAGCGTTAGCTAGTGGTATTTCAAAACTAATCAATGTAATATGTGAGAGTGTCCCTGCGGCATCCGAGTTTGCAGGGTTCGGTGATGCGGCGTCATCGCAAGGGCTATTGCGATACATGGCTAGCAGCAATACCAAAAGCTTTGTAGTAGTCAGTAAAGAGTTTGGCCAATATCTTGAGATGTCTGGCAGAAAAGGCAATAGCAGCAGCAATAATATGCAAGGCATATTTAGGACATTGCTAGACCTGTATAACTTGTCTGGACCTAATCAGGTGCTTAGAAGTTCAGCATACAGCCATGTAGAGCGCAATACTTCAGACATTCAATCGCCAGCCTTGACGTTCATTGGCGAGTCTACCCCTACCAAGTTCTATAACGTATTGAGCGAAAACGTTGTATCTGAGGGTTTGATTCCACGTTTCATGATTCTTGATTACAAGGGTAAGAAACCGCCATTGAATGAACATTGTGCTAAGGTGTATCCAGACAATGCACTCATTCAATCGCTTGCCACATTGGCTGCCCATTGCTTAGCACTTAGCAAGTCTAATCAACGCATTGAAGTCAAGTTAGACGATACCGCATATCGTCTAATGAAGGACTTCAGCGGCTTCATTGACGCGAAACAGAACTTGGAAGATTTGCGCGACGTTGAATTGGAGCTATGGAGCCGAACGCACTTCAAAGCATTGCGTCTAGCCGCGCTAGTCGCAGTGGGTGTTAACTTTGTTAGTCCAATCATAACCGAGTCAATGGCAACTTGGGCGATAGCGGCCGCTAGTGCGGATGCCCACAATATGCAGACTCGATTTACAGCTGGTGATATCGGGCAAGTTGAAACGGATGAAACGAAGCAAGTTATTTCAGTGAAGGCCGCTATCAAGCGCTGGATTGTGGGCAACTGGCAAGATGTTGCGGCAAACACTACAGGCTCTTATGGTGCCAAACTGCACGAGGCAAAAATCATCCCATACGCATACCTTAGCAATAGGCTTCATAACCTAGCTGCATTCAAGAATGACAAGATAGGCGCTAGCAAAGCAATCAAGAGGGCAATTGACATTCTGTGTGACAATGGTGACATATCCAAAATCAATACACTAGAAATGTTGAAAGCGCACGGTACTGGACAAATGGGATATGCGGTTGAGAACGCGCGTATTCTGGAATAACCGTAACAATGAAAATCATAGAAGAAGTTGTCATAGTAGACAACCCCAATCTAATGGAATATTATTGCTACAATTGCAAGCAACTGAGACTATCGTTGCGCGCTCAGTTTCTAGAAAAGTGTGGCAATTGCAACTCCTCAAATATCATCATAGACGGTGTCAACTCCGATAAGTTGAGCAAACTCAGGTTTGAACCATGACAAATCCAAGTCTAGAGAAACTTGACGGTATCGTCGCAAGTGAAGTTATTGACGCAATGTTGAGAGCATCGGAAGCGCTGCGCGCACATAACATTGCGCACGTGCTAATCGGAGGATTGGCCGTTGGCGCGCATGGCTATGTGCGCACTACTTCGGATGTTGACTTTCTCGTAACTGATACTGCGTTCATAAAGAATGCTAGCGGCTTTGTGCTCTTACGTGTACCGATTATCAGTATCGGGAAAGTCAAGGTGGACATGCTGGCATTCGAGGCAACCGATGCTGATACACCTGCATTCGAGCGTGAAGTGCTAAAGCGCTATAAGGATAGCGAATATTTGCAAGTCGTGAGCATGCCCACGCTAGTTCACCTAAAATTGAAAGCGAATCGACAGAAAGATATCGCCGATTTGATTGAACTATTAAAAATCGGTTCAATTGATATTGAGCAAATCCAGGAATATCTAGATAATACTGCACCTAGGTTGTCTGATAAATGGAAGTGCGTTGTACGTCAAGCTCGCATCGAAGAATGAATAAATGATTATGTTAAGCTATAAACAACGGTTGATTAGAGATATTCGTACTGCTGTCAAGAATGCAGATTTGCCGGATATTTGGTGGAACATTGAATCAATGAATAGTGTTGACTTGGCTCGATTGCATGAGTGGATTCAGCAAGCAATTAGTCGTATTACGAAATAGTTGATCAGTTGGCTAGGCGGATTATGACAAAAGATATCATTCCACTAATCGGTATGGGTGCAACTGTTTGCTATATCACCGATAGATATGGCGCAACGGTAGTACGCGTATCAGATAGCGGTAAAACTTGCTGGGTCCAGGTAGACAATGCAACGCCTGCAATCGAGCATGACTACTATGGCGTTCAAAAGTGGAATCATACTCCAAATGCCGATGCAATAATCATAAGGTTTGCTCGCAACGCTAAAGGTTGCTGGCTTGAATATGGCGATTCCGGTAGATTTGGCAAAACTGTATTGATATTGGGTCAGCGAGATAGCTATCGAGACCCGAGTTTTTGAGCAATCGCTCGCATTGACGTTCTGAGAGTTTTCGGCGAAAGTTAGGGGATTAAAACGAAAGTTAGGGGATTGAACGCAATCTGAGGCTGACACCGAAAGTTATGGGATTCAATTGATTGATTGTTCGCATTTGTCGATTTGTTGATTGGATTGCTTGACTGTGTATTCAAATCAACATAAAACGGACCTATGGAAACGAACAAAATCTCAGTGACGCAAGCTGAACTAGTGTATGCGTTGAAGCCTGCATTGAGTTATGCCAAGCAAGAAAGGCAAGCCGTTGCGGTATACCTTCACTGCAATGCGGACCGTTGGACGATTCATATCGGTGATACTGCTTTTGTGCCAAATGGTATACTTCCAGAGGGATGGTTTCGTGCTGTAGTAAATCCGCATAGCAATTTGAATGAAATTGCTAACGAGCTTGAGCAATGGCTCGCTTTAATCAAATAGTTGATTGTATCGCTTGACCGCTTAGTCAAACCGTTGCATAACCAATTTGTCGGTTGGGCAAACAAATAAGGAAGCAAACAAGATGACTAACGAACATGCACGCTTGGGCGATTTGGTTGAAGGTTTTTACGGCAATGCCAAAGTTGTTGGCATCCTTTGTGCCAATGGACACATTGAACACCCTAGCGATGGTTGGCACATTGAATGCGGTCGCATCATTCCTACCGCCACGGCAAATAGCCGCAATGAGCGCGGCCTTTATATTCGCACTTGGAAACTTGTAAAGCGTTGCCCCGTCGAAGTGACCGAAATGGACGTAGTTGGCTCGTTTGCTGAATCCTTTTTGACTGGCGCCGCACTTGAAGGCGCCCGTATCGTTTGGCAGCAACATAACGGTTGATTGCTCGCTTTGAGCGAATAGTTGATTAGGCCGATTGACTACACAGTTAATCGGCCTATATTCGTTTTGTTGACTGAGAAAAGGAATTGAAGCATGGACTCAAAAGCAGCACTCAACTCGATTCTTTGTGGCCACATGATTAGCGAACATGTTGAATCATTGCGCGAGTGGTTACTCAATGGCGGATTTCACCCTAACGTGATAATGCCAGTTGACTGCCATGTTGCCTTTGCAGCATGGCCAAAAAAGCATATTGCGGCTGATTTTAACGGCCTTTGGGTATTGAGCACTTGCAAAATGTCTTGGAATGACGTGCTTAAACTCGAAGATAGCGAATATTGAAAATAGTTGATTGGGCTAGTTGACTGCACAGTCAAACTAGCCCATAACCAACTTGTCGATTGCAGCAAAGGAACGAAGCAATGAATATTTACTCAACACTCAAACCCATGCGTAAAGTGTCAGCTAAAACGCAAGCCAAAGTATCGGCTGCAATCCTTGAGATTCAAGCCCAAGCTGAGGCATCCTTGCGCGCTCGCGGCTTCACTTGCCCCGTCGCTGACACCTGCACCACATGTGGCCATCCAGCGGCAGCACCCCACCGTAGGCTTCAAAATGGGGTTATCGTTGAAGGTTGCATCGACGCGGTCCATTCTCGCGGCTACCTTCAAGGTGTTAGCCTTGCCTGGCATATGAGCCCTGCTGCACATTCGATTCGAGCGCAAACACTTGCCAATCTAAAATCGAAATAGTTGATTGACTTACTTGACTAGCTTATTTGACTCAGCTAGATAGTAACTCATGCGAAGCAAACAACAACGGTTTCGGGCATACAAGATAGACCTTGCAAATGCCCACAAACATCTTATCAGAGAGCAAGAACTCGCATCTAGGGCATATGCCCATGCTCGTAAGCTGTACAGTGAAGGCTATCTGACAACTTACACGCAAGGGCTTGCGGCCGAGCAATATCGCAACGTAAGGCTGGCACAAAACAGATTGCAGCGCCTAATTGATGGCAAACTCATGTGGTCTTATTCTGAGCTAGGCTTCAATGACAAGTGAAGGGACACAAAACATGCCAATACGTAAAGGACTTCAACCAATCGAATGCGGCCTATTTGAAGCTGAGGACGGCAGCATTTGGTTTACTCACCCATTGGTTGGGTGGACTCCCACTGCAGCCGATGCGCCAGCCACTATCTACGCTCGTCTACTTCGATTGGCCAAGCGCTACGGTCGCAAGTCGTTTGTCTTCAATCAGCAACGTCTAGAGGTATGGTGAATGAGCCAACGTAAGCAAATATTCGAAGCACTTAAGTCAGCTAGCGATAGAATCGTCACCATCGATGCTTATGACCCATATGGGGATTCAACTGAAATTGGCCGGCTTAGTTCACACGTGCATATATTGACGCAATGCTTGCACACGATTGTTGAGATACTGGAAGCAACTGAGCCAACCCAGTCGCTAGAGCCCTGAAACAGGCTCGCGACGTTGGCTCCAGTTGCCCGCAAACGCCCTCGCCCATACTGACCTAGCCCTGGCCCCTATCGGCCGCTAGGATGGCGTACAGCCCCAGGAATCGAAGCTAGCCCTGGCTTCCCCCTGATACCTGGGGTCTGGAATGTGAGCGCTCACTCGTTTTGTCGATTATTTGAATGACTTGCTTGACCGGCTAGTCAAATCGGCACATAACCAACTTGTCGGTTGGCTGAAACGAAGTGAGGAAACAAAATGGTTATTCGAATCAATCTGGACACTGAGACAAACGCAACTTGGATAACCAACTTTGCGTGTGTGTCTGTTTACGAGAATGGGGAGTGTGTCCGTTGGCTCGCGGCTGTTCGCGGCTATTCGGATGAGCCGATGGCTCGCGTGCTAGCCCGCTGCTTGCGTCAGGCGAGGCTAGAACGGGCGGATAACAAGCGCACTGGGTTCTACCTCGACAGCAATCGCTGAGACTTCTAGGGGGCTGCAAATGCGGCCCCCTGTTTAGGTATCAAAATAGCTATCAGCAACCGGCTTCGAGCGGTAACTGAGTCAAATATCAGTATGCTAAAGCAGGTGCTTTACATTTAAAGCAGGTGCTTTACATTAAAGCAACTGATTTAGAAGTGTGACTTTAAGTAGAGACTCACTTCATCAAAGTCAGCTGATAAAGTCGAGTTAGTTACAATCGCCCCATGATTCCACGTGAATCAGTGGGGCTTTGTGTTGTCTAGAGGCTCGGCGCGGATAGTAGGCTGCAAAGGTCGATTTTTGCGTAGAAAACGAAGCCTACTTACTCGCCCTAGCAGTCGGGTGCGGAAACTGTTTGTGTGGGTTTCAGTCAAGGCGAGATTGAACCCCCTAACTATTTTCCAAACCATTTATTTTAGCCTAAAATCGAGGCAAAAGCCAGGCTATCGGGGGATAGCGGGTCAATCGGGCTTACGTTCAAACGAGCTCAAAGGCCCTAAAACCCGACCTTTTGCCCGAGAAACAGGCTAAAACGGCCCTGCTAAGGCCCCTACCGGGCTTTGAGTGGCGTTTAGATTGGTTGCCCACATATTGGCTCACCGTTACGGTTGAGGGCCTTTGAATAGGTTGGCCTAGGTTGTTTGGGGGTTTGGCAGAAAGCCGCGGTTTTCCCTAGAAAACGGGCTAAAACCTGAAATCTTAGGGGGAAGCGCGAAAGATTATAGACAACTTGAGTTATGACCAAATGAAGCTGAGCCCGCAAAATCGAGCCTACACCCATCGATTTTGCGTGAAAAGGTCATGAAAACGGCTGAAAATCGGTCGAAAGCGCGAAAACGAAACGTTTCAGACATTCACTCAAGCGCTCAGGCTTACAGTTGCACTTACACACAACGCTTGTCAAAGCCCCCTAAGTCTAGGGTTTGGTATTTTTCAGGCATTTATTTCAGCTTAGAATTGGCGAAAACGACAGGTGCCCACACATATTGTTAGGGGATGAAAGCGAGTAAGTAATCGCGTTTGGGTTTAGGTCAAGTGAAAATCGGCATCTGAACACCCCCAAACATATTTATCAAGCATTTATTTTAGCTTGAAATCGGTCTAAAAAGCGGAAGGTCGGGGGGTCTCCGGGCGTTTCGAGTTACGGTCAGATATAGTGTGACCTACATTCAGACTTGATTAGAGTCGAGAAAACTCGAGAGAATCGCCGAATCCTGCACATTTAGGCCGATTCTGTGTAAAAGTACCCCGGAAACTAGCCTGTAAGATGATGTTATATAGGTCGGTTTATATATGGTAATAAATGGAGATAAATGTGCGTATCCCCACATATAGGTGAGGTGATATATGTTGATATATGTTGATATATGGGAAGGTCGGATGATGTAAGTTTAGGTGAGTGGTGTAGGTTTATGTGGGGGGAATGTAGACCGATTAGTTGGCTCATGCTCTTTTGAGAAGGGGGCTTTTTGCCCACAAAAGGGTGGGTTTTTTGTAGGTAGTAGAAAAAAGTAGGTTTGGAGGTTTAGGAGGGTGAATAGGGTAAATCAAAGTGTCTAAAAAAATAGAGATAAATATATTGGGATAACCACCCCTTAATATTCACCCCCCAATATATTTATTCCCCTCTCTTAAATAAAACTAACTACTACTACTAACTAACTACACTACGTTACTTTCTAACGAGAAACCGAGGGAAAAGGGCTGAAGTCGAGACAAATACATCCAGCTATTGTGGGCATAATCTTACAGGTATTATTAGGGGGAAAGAGCTGAAAACAGCTCAAAAGAGTGATTCGAGAACCACCTTCGACCCCTATAGAGCGCCAGATAGCTCTAGACATGCCTCGCGCTCTTACGACGTTGCCCCAGGTTGCCCGCTAGAGGTAGGGTGGCTAGGTAGACCTAGGTCGACTTCGAATCGCCTCTTAGAGACGCACAGAGGCTGCGCAGTCTGCGATTTTCTTGTATAAGGATGAATGTTCCTGGCTATGCGCCGAAACAGGGGCCTTAGCAGGGCTGAAATCGATTTTATCAGGTACTAAAGGAATGGGAGTTTGGGGGTCACGCGTCTCGTAACGACTCAAATCTAGTCAAATGCAGTGATGTTGTATCAGCAACACATAAATACAGGTGACTATGAGTGTGGGCACACTGGTTATATCTCTGGCTGCAATTCTAATAATCGTATTAATGTATTCCATTTGGCGGATGCTATGACTCCAAATCAGTTAGCTAAGCCAAACACCGAACGCGCTCATCAGGTTGCGTTGTTTGCATATATCGCAATCGTCAAGACATATGGATGGGACATAGCGGATGCCTGGAATGAGAGTGGTGTATATCCAAAACAAATCGACTCAACTGAAGCCATACCGCAACTGCATTGGCTGCATGCGATACCTAACGGCGGTTCGCGCGGCGATAGTTTACAGTCGCGCGCGATACGCGGCGGTCAGTTGAAGGCGGAGGGTGTTCGGCAGGGCGTTGCGGACCTCTTCCTACCGTTTCCGAACTCGGGATGGCATGGGCTCTACATTGAGCTCAAGGCGCCTAGCAAGCGGCCCAAGCGGGACGGGGTAGGAGGTTTATCGGCGAAGCAAACCGCCTTTGCTGATTATGCGCGGTCGGTAGGATACGGTTGGGTGGTTTGCTACAGCTGGCGGGAAGCGGCGGATATGTTGCGTCAATACATTGAAGCGCTACCACTCAATTTGAATTAGGAATAAAGAATGACTCAACCTGTATTGTGTACGATATGCGGTAAGACTATAGAATGGTGCAATAAGTCTGATCATGACTTCACACCCGGTGTAACTGCGACTCAACCTTGGGTGCGCTACATATTCAAGATACCGTCAGTTAAAGACTTCAGTCCTATTCACTTCGACCCTAGATATCCGTGGTGGCAAGTTAAAGTGAATATGCAGTTTACAATGTTACCAGTGAAATACATTCTACTTATGGCGTACTTGCCAACGGATGAAAAGTTGACTGACTATTGGGCTGATGCATTCGACGTTCAAATGCAGTTTTGTGAGAGTGTAGAGTTTTCACCTCGGTTCCCTAAGCCTGACTATTTTGTTGAGAGTTAACTATGCTATGTCCGATATGTTGTAATGGCACTATGACTAACACTGGTTTCGCATTGGCATTCAGTACGCCTGAGTCAACCGAAATGAATCTGTTTGACGCGTTTAAGTGTGATGCATGCGACGTGGAGATATTGCTAACGCCTGAGCAGGTTATGGATGCTGAGATTTGGAATAAGATGAGGTTGGCTAGACATAAGGATTTGCCATCATGAGTTGCTGTGTGCAGTGTGAAATCATCAAAGCAAAGAACGCAATCAAGATGATGTTACCATGCATAACGGGTAATGGGGTTGCTGAACACATTGCTAAAGTCTTGTCTGACAGGTTTCACATATCCTACTATGTGGAAAGCAATACGTTGTATCGCGCCAATGAAGTTGCACCCTACACACCTTATGAGGTATGGGTATTTTGATGCGTGGTGAACGACGTTACGCCTATCAATGTAGACAATGGAGTAAGGCTGTACGCAATAGACAAACTCTTGCGTCCACTAAGTGGTGTGAGAACTGTTTGCGACGCAGTAGACGCATGCGATTGATTGAGCATGACTATTTCGAATGTGAAATCAATCGAGCTAGAGGTATGATTGTAACGATGTTGGCCGTTGAAACTTCGTATGAGGAAATTGCTAGCATACTTACAGATAGATTTAGCAATGCGTATTACCTATTAGGTCGTTCGATACGACGAATGCCAGCCTCATACATAGTGTGGACATTCTAATGCGACTTGGTACCGCACTACTATGGATGTGGGTCACGTTCAATCTGGGATTCATCGTTGGATGGCTATTGCGTCCAAAGTTGACAAGGGATGAAAATGACAACCCTTGAGATTGTACTCATAGGTGTGAGTGTTGCTGAGACTGGGATATCCGCTTGGCTGTATAGACGTCTTAGACGTATTGTTGAGTTGGAGCGCTTAGCCTATGAGCGCAAACGACTCGAGTTAGAAAGCGTTATGCAAACGCTACCCTTGTCTAGAAACGTACTATGAAAGGCTATTGGAATGACTGATAAAGACTTTCTGACGCATGAGCAAATCGAGGCTATGAATATGACTGTAGATGAGGATGGCAATGTGTATGCTACTTCTAAGCACATTGCGATTGCAGAACAGTATCCACTTATGGTATTCGGTTTGCGTGTTGCTCCGCCTACAGAATTTTCTAGGCTATTGGCAACGGCGCCGATGCTTTATCAATGCGTAACAAGGCAAACTGAATGCCTCGGCTTTATGTTACGCGATTTGGAAAGGCTACCGAATGCGGAAGCTTCCCATATCAAGGCGTTGCGCAACATGTTGGAAGCCATGCGAAAGCTCGCAACTATCGCCCAAGATTGCGCAATCAAAGGGTTCGAAAGTGGCTCAATCGAAGCCGATTCGACAAATCGACAGACAAATTGACGTTTCGGGTTGCGCGATTCAATGAGTGTGGGCATATTGCTTGGCAGTCGCAGTGTCGCGACAGACAAAAGGAAGTTTCGAAAATGGCAAAGCCCCCTAAGAAAGTTACCAAGAACGGTTCCACAGTTGCGACCGCCGCGCCTGCGAATGCCAATGTGTCGCCTTTTGCCGCCTATCCTACCACGATTGAGGAAATCGTTGCAGCTGGACAAGGCGGCACGTTCGCACGCGCTGAAGTATTTGACACGATGCTCAAGCTTCAGCTTGTAGAAATCAATACGGCAGTCAATGATGGCAACGGTGGTGTCGCGATTCGCGCCACTCCAAAAGGACATGAATACGTGGCCAAACAACGTCAAGATGCGGCATTGAGTGCAGTTTCGGTGGACGAGTCCGATGTTGAATCGGATATGGATTCCGATGATGAAATGAGCGCAAGCGGCTTCGAGTTGGAGGATGGTATTGACGTCCCTCAGCTTGGCCCTCGCATCGGTTTTGGCCGAAAATCGCTATATCCTTTCGCAACGATGAATGTTGGCCAATCGTTTCTGGTCAAGGGTGTTGAAAAGGATTCGAAAAAGTACAAGGGTCTAGCTAGCACTGTAAGCGCAGCGCAGCGCCGGTTTGCGACTCCAATCGAAGGTCAGACTGAAACGAATCGCAAGGGTGAGATTGTTCAGGCTTACAAGCCGACTCGCCGATTTGTGTTGCGTCCGGTTGACGGCGGTGCGAGGGTTTGGCGCACGGCGTGAATGTCTGGTCAAGTTGCTCGCTCGGTACATGCAAACCCCCGCTTATCCTACATGTACCGAGCGGTAGCAAATTAGTAAGACAAAATATACACGTAGTATCGTCACCTTCGATTGATTAGTGGACCCTACAGTCTCCCCTGGCTGTAGGGTTTTTTCTTGTAATGTGCGCTGTTAGTCGAGTTGTACGCCTATGTGCAACTCCCCTTGACTAACGACTGTGCACTGATGGTGTGTAACTCGCTTGCGAGCTGAGTTGGCTTTTGCCGCGATTGGCTTGTGATTGCAGGTTGATAGACCGGGCGAGGGGAGGGGGTTCCTATCGCAGGCTGGCGCGGTGGACTTGCATCGCTTTCGAGGTCCTAGCGCGGTGGATTGCCGGCCGTTGTCGCCCCGGGTTTAGTCCTTCGAGCTCGAAGCCGGGTTGACCTAGCGGCTAGTGGCTTGCCAGGCGTACAGCGCCATTTCAGCGGACCTAGCGTTGCGCCTACAGGTCGGTAACCCCTAGGGTTAGGGCAAAGCGAGGTAAGCGTTTGACGTCAATACGCAATTCAATATCTAATTCGTTATCCAAAATACCATCTAAATTACCTACGCCAATTGCTAAGTGGCGTACAGCACACAAGTTATGGTCACTCCGGCTAAGCGCATTCGGCACGTTACTAATGACTGCGCTGACAGTCTGGCCAGACAAGATATTTCAAATTTGGTCAATGATGCCAAATGAAGTACGCCGCTTGCTACCGGAGCAAGTCATTACTTTGATTGCTGCTCTCATATTCCTTTTGTCCGCAGTGTCTAGACTGATTAAGCAGACAAAGTTGGACAAAGTATGATTGAACAGAATCAGAAGTCTGTTGAGCCATCTAGACCGAGTCTAGCTAAGCAAGGTACGAAAGTTAGTCTAATTGCTGTAATAGGCTTTGGAGCGGCTACCATACTGCTAGGTAATGAGACTGATATCGGATTCACTGAACGCTTTGAAGGGATGATATTGCATGGCTATTTTGACCCGATAGGTATCCCTACGAAGTGCGCTGGTGACACTTATAACGTCGAAGTTGGCAAGCGATACACATTGGTTGAATGCAAAGTCTCATTGGAGCAAGGGTTAATCAAGCATGCGCAACCAGTGCTAAAGTGCGCGCCATACTTAAGTAGTAAACCGTTTGCGCTAGCAAGTGCGATTGATCATAACTATAATTTCGGCACCTTTTGTAATACGTCGATTGAGAAAGCTTTTCGTATTGGCGACTACGCTACAGGGTGTAAGCGCTTCAATGAGGATGCTAACGGGAAGCCTCAGTGGATATACGTAAAGGATAGCAAGGGCGGTTACAAAGCGTTGCCCGGTTTAGTGAAACGAGCGGCCGCAAGGCGTGAGTTGTGTGAGAAACAACTCGCGCGAACCCCATAGTTTGGGCTATAAAATCGGAGGTTGAGTTATGTGGGCATGGATTTTAGGATTCGCGAAAACCAGCGGTGGCTGGATTATTGCCGGTATTTCCGCCTTGGCCGTTCTCAAGTTGACGCGTAAGGTTGGAAACTTGGAATCTGAGACGACTGCGGCTAATGAACGTTCGAAAGACCATGAGGCGATTGCAGTCACTGAAATCGAGCGCGCTCACGAATCGGCCGATGTTAGAGTCGATGCAATCAAGGTAGTCAATGAAACTCAAAGTGATAACGCTAAGCTTAGCGATGCTGATATTGAATCTAAGTTGCGCGAGCAATGGACAAGAGACAAAACCTGACGTCATTGAAACTGTCAAGTTAACACCTATTAAAGTCGACACCGCTTGTGACTGGGTTAAGGCTATCTGGATATCAAAATCAGATACGCTAACACCAGAAACAGCACGTCAAATCTACAATCATAACGAATCGGTCAAGGCCGCTTGTCATGACTGAAACAGAAGAAAAGTATCAGTATGCAAGGCTGTTACTAAAATATGGTGGTAAGCCTTATGATGCTGCATTCAAGTTGCATCCCCACGATAGCCATCGGGCTATGTGGGTCATTATGCAATGGGGCAAGCCTAATGACTTTGGCGAGTTCATTGATGCGGAACTTACACAACTATATAGTGAAGCCAAGGCACAGTTAAAAACTGATACGGGTAAGGATGAGGATGATATCTACTTAGAAACACAGTTAAGAGATATCATTGAAAAGTCAAACTTTGCTCGTGACCGCATTGAAGCGCTAAAGCTGTTTGCCAAAATCAAAGGCAAAGAGAATTTGCAACCAGCTACAGCAGTCAATATCTACATTCCAAAAGTCATTGAAAAAGAGACTTTTGGTGACGATACTGCATGGGAAGCGGCTTGTGAAAAGCAGCAAGCTACATTGCAAGGTGTTACTGGTACTAAACACTAATGCTAGTGGTGCCCACACACGCTAGAAGCGGAAGCGCCAAGTATGAGGTTGTGTGGCGACCATTACCCGGTTCGCAGGCTATAGCGTTCGATACGCGCTGCGACCATACGCTTTATCATGGCACACGAGGGCCGGGTAAGACTGTAACTCAACTGATGCGATTCAAATCGCGAGTTGGATTAGGCTATGGTCAGTTTTGGCGTGGTATTATATTTGATTTAGAGTTTGACCATTTGGGCGGTTTAGTTGCGGAAGCTAAAAAATGGTTTCCGCGATTCGAGGATGGCGCACGCTTTCTCGAATCATCATCGCAGTACAAATGGACTTGGCCAACTGGCGAAGAGTTGCTATTTCGTCATGTCAAAAAAGTATCTGACTATGACGGTTTTCATGGTTGGGAGATTCCGTATCTTGGGTGGAATGAGTTGTGTAAGCACGGGACAAGTGCGTTGTATGACAAGTTTATGTCAATCAACAGGTCCACATTCGATCCAGTCGAAGATACTCCCAAAGATACTAACGGAACTTATCTCACTTACAATAAGCAGCCTTTACCGCCGATACCGCTCGAAGTATTTAGCACTGCAAACCCTAATGGACCTGGACACAACTGGGTAAAGCGTAGATTTATCAATGCAGCGCCAACTGGTAAAGTTGTTAGAACTAGCGTTGATATATTCAATCCGCAAACTAAACAAAGCGAAACGCATACTCGCACACAAGTTGCTATTCTAGGTTCGTATCGCGAAAACAAGTATTTGCCGCCTGGCTATATTGCTGAGTTGCAATCCATAAAGGACCCTAATCTCCGCAAGGCGTGGGTCGATGGCGACTGGGATGTAACTGCAGGCGGTGCGATTGACGATTTGTGGAAGCGTGCTGTGCATATCGTGCCCCGCTTCGTAGTGCCCCCTAGCTGGCGCATAGACCGCTCTTACGATGATGGGTCAAGTCACCCCTTTTCGGTCATGTGGTGGGCGGAAGCGGATGGCACAGAGGCAACAATCGTGCTCTCCGATGGCACTCCTTACACCTTCTGTCCGCAACCCGGTTCGCTGATAGCGATTCACGAGTGGTACGGATGCATGATGGATAGTAAGGGTCAGTACATATCCAATACAGGTCTAAAAATGTCTGCGACATCCATAGCGCAAGGCATTATCGAAAGAGAGCAGGCATTAATGGTGTTGAGTTGGATAAAGACTCAACCTAAGCCTGGACCTGCTGATAATCGTATACGTCAAGTGATTGACGTTGACTTAGATACAACTGAAAAGCTGATGCTTAAAAAAGGCGTTCGCTGGTTAGAATCAGACAAGTCTCAGGGGTCGCGCATCATTGGCTTACAACTAATGCGCGATAGACTTGAAGCTGCAATCAAGGGTGAGGGGCCGGCATTGTATTTTATGTCACATTGTAAAGCGTCAATTGACATATTGCCTACATTGCCGCGGGATACAAAGAAAGTAGATGATGTCGATACTACATCCGAAGATCACATATACGATGCTGTCAGGTATAGATGCCTACATGGCGCAAGCAAGTACCCAGGCAATGTTAAGTTCGTACTCCCAACCTAGAGGCTCAATGTCTAACGTAGCGTTCCATAGACCGGACCTTAGTAACATGCTTCCGATGTACAAGCTGATTCGAGATACGTTGGCAGGAGAGCCTACTATCAAAGCAGCTGGCATTGAATATCTACCGATGCCAAACGAGTATGATAAGTCGGATGAAAATGTCGCTAGGTATAGAGCCTATGTGAAGCGCGCCGTGTTTTACAACGTTGCGCGCGGTACGTTGCGCGGTTTGGTTGGCCAGATATTCATGCGCGACCCAGTTATCAAGGTGCCATCGCAACTCGAAGCGCTCGTAAAGAATGCAACGGGCGAGGGACTGACAATTAACCAGTTGGCTAAGAAAGCTTGTGCATTCACGCTTGCGTATTCGCGTTGTGGATTGTTTATTGACTATCCACAAACGAATCCGGAGGGTGCAAGCGTTGCGGATATCAATAGTGGTAACGTAAGACCCACTATGTATGTGTATTCGCCCAATGAGATTGTGAACTGGCGAACAATCGAACGCGGTGCGGAGGTATTGCTATCGCTAGTTGTGATATACGAAACGTATGGTGTCTATGATGATGGCTTTGAAATAAAGACATCACCTCAGTTTCGCGTGTTGCGTTTGGATGAAAATGGGCACTACGTACATCAAGTATGGCGTGAACCAAATCCAACTGAAGCTAAAGGGTTACCACCTAAAGCTGGTAACTTTATACAAGCGGAAACGTTCTATCCCAAGGATGAAAACGGAAACCCAGTTACCACCATTCCATTTACGTTCATTGGTTCGGAGAACAACGATAGCACAATCGACAATCCGAACTTTTACGATTTGGCATCGCTGAACATTGCGCACTATCGCAATAGCGCTGATTACGAAGAGTCGTGTTTTGTGGTGGGTCAGCCAACACCCTTTGCCACTGGCTTGACTAAAGAATGGGTAGATGAGGTTCTAAAAGGCAAACTGAACTTCGGTTCGCGCGGCGGTATTGCACTCCCACAAGGTGCCACTACAGGGCTATTACAAGCGCAACCTAACACCATGCTCAAAGAGGCAATGGACACTAAAGAGCGTCAAATGGTAGCGCTAGGCGCTAAGATTGTGGAGCAAAAGGAAGTACAGCGTACTGCAACGGAAGCATCGTTGGAGAGTTCTACTGAGAACTCTACGCTATCAAATATCAGTAAGAACGTATCGGATGCATTCCTATGGGGACTCAAGATTGCGTCTAAATGGGTCAATGCGGAAAATAGTACAATCGAGTTTGAACTAAATTCAGACTTTGACGTTGCGCGCGCTACTCCAGAAGAACGCTCCGAAGTCATGAAAGAGTGGCAAACAGGCGCAATCACATTTGATGAAATGAGGGCTGCATTACGTAAGGTTGGCATTGCAACCGAAAACGATGACGCGGCTAAAGAGAAGATTTTACAAGATACTGTGGACGCTATGAAAAGGGAAATCGAGTTGCAGCCTGATGATAAGTCCGCAATCGCTTAGTGTGGGCATATGGCAAGCGACGAAAATAAGCAACTATATGATTTTTCAATTCGCTTAGCCTTGTATGTGGAGGCTATTAAAGCCACGCAAACAATCAAGCTTGACAATATATTGCGAGACTCTAGCGAAGTGTTGAGTCGCGCGCTATGGCGACTTCGGCACGATAAAGTTGGCGACCTATCTAAGGTTGAATTGAATCGTTTGCTAATAAACTTGCGAAAGTCACAACGCCAAATCTATGCAACCTATGCAAATACATTGCTAGGTTCGTTGGATGAGTTTATGCAAGCCGACCTATCAGTCAATCGTAGGCTATGGGTTGAGAGTTTGCTGATAGCGGGTGAGTTATCTGGCAAAAGCATTGTGTCTGATATTGAAGCAATCGAATACATCAAAGATAACTTCAAATCATCGCTATTAGGTGTTGCTGCTATCACTAGCGACGATACAACTAGATTGCGTTCAATCGTAATGAATAAGCCTATTTCAGCGAACGGAATGACTATAGGGCCTTTTGTCGACAACTTCACACTAGTTGCGCAAGCCGCTGTGGAGAACACGATTCGTAAAGCATGGGCGAATCAATCGACTGTGAAAGAGCTCAATCAAGAACTGTTAGGCGAAACGGCGCAAGGTACCAAATCGGTTATGAGTCGTATCCATAACCAGTCTAGAGCTGTAGTTCATACTGCAATTGCAGAAGTTCACAGTACGATAACAACTGGTGTATCGTCTGCATTGTTCGGTCGTTACATGTGGAACTCGGTTATTGACGCTGTGACCACTGAGATATGCAGGTCGCGCAATCGAGTCATATACGAGTATGGCAAGGGACCGATGCCTCCTGCGCATATCAACTGTCGGTCCACTATCACACCAATAGGTTCTGGTGACCCCTATCAAGTTGATGAAACGTTAGTCGCTTGGACTATCAAGCAACCGACTCGAGTACGCAATGATGTGTCAATGGATAAGCCAATGACATTTGAACGTTTTCAAAACAGTGTAAATGTGATGCTATGGCGCTAAAAAAGAAAATCACTAAGGAAGCTTACGGCAAACTCAATGATGCATTCAAAGCTGAATACGTCGAGGATGGCGATAACTACAAGCTTGATTTAGAAGGCGATGATGATGTTGGCGCTTTGAAGCGCGCAAAAGACCGTGAGGTTCAAAATCGCAAAGATGCGGAAGCGCGTGCAAAGGAAGCGGAAGACAAGTTAGCCGAACTGGAAGGCAACGATGCTCGCAAGCGTGGCGATATTGCAACGCTTGAGAAATCGTGGAAACAAAAACTAGATGATGCGAATACAGCAGCCGAAGGTAAGATTAGCAAGTTGACGTCACATACCACTAAGATGCTAGTGGACAATGTTGCAATGCAACTTGCTAGTCAAATCAGCACTTCGCCTGCACTTATGTTGCCTCACATCCGCGCACGTTTGGCCGCTGATTTTGAGGGCGATGAACCGAAAACACGCGTGTTGGACGCGTCGGGCAAGCCTTCCGCCTTGACTCCCGAAGAGTTAGGCAAAGAACTTGCGTCAAACCCTGATTTTGCGGCTATCATTCGAGCGAGCAAGGCTACTGGCAGTGCCGGGAAGCCGAATAGTGGCGGTGCCAGCAAACTCCCGGGAGTCCCCGGCGCTGAGAAACCCAACTATGCGTCTATGTCGCCACTCGACTTAGCCGCACACCTGATTGCGCAGAAAGAGCAAGGTACAAACTAATGGCACTGTCAGACTTGGCTGTTTATTCGGAATACGCCTATTCATCTTTTACTGAGGTGTTGCGTCAACAGATTGATTTATTCAATGCAGCAACTGCAGGCGCAATCGTATTGCGCAGTGCTGCGCACCAGGGCGATTTTTCTGACGTTGCCTTTTTTGCCAAAATCAGCGGCGGAAGCGTGCGACGTCGTAATGCTTACGGTTCTGGCGCAGTGAGCGAAAAAGTGCTCGCGCATATGGTGGACACTTCAGTCAAGGTGGCTGCTGGTACGCCGCCGATTCGTTTGGACCCCGGTCAATTCAAGTGGATTCAACAGAATCCGCAGATTGCTGGCGCGGCAATGGGTCAACAGTTGGCCATCGATACGTTGGCCGATATGCTTAACACTGGTATCGGTGCTGCATATGCAGCATTGACGCAAGTTACAGCAATCAAGTTTGACGCTACGGGTTTGACTGACCCCGCAGACGAACCAAACTGGCTAAACTTGAACAGTGGTCAAGCAAAGTTCGGTGACCAATCGGCAGCAATCCGTGCCTGGATTTTGCATTCTGTACCGATGCATAAGCTGTATGCGAACAACCTTACGAACGCTCAAGCGTTATTCACTTACGGTACGGTCAACGTTATTCGAGACCCGTTTGGCAAGGTCTTGATTATGACTGATTCGCCGAATCTGGTTACTACTGGTTCGCCCGATGTCTATCGCACTTTGGGCCTTGTTACGGCCGGTCTTGTCATTGGTCAAAACAATGACTTTGATGCCAACGAGGAAACCAAGAATGGTAACGAAAACATCATCCGCACTTATCAAGCGGAGTGGTCCTACAACGTTGGCGTGAAGGGCTTTGCCTGGGATAAGGGTAATGGTGGCAAGTCGCCCGCGGATGCGGCTTTGTTCACTTCTACCAATTGGGACCGTTACGCTACCTCGGAAAAGGACTTGGCTGGCGTAGTTGTTCTTACGCACTGAGTTGTAGCTTTTGCTATTACAGCTCAACCCCTAACGACTGCATAAGGAACAGCCAATGAAACAAGTCAAAATCCTATTTTTCATCAATGACGTAACTCCAACGCCGGAAGAGTTTCAGACTGCGGCGAAAACTCGTGCACATGTTGTGTTTCGCAATGCGACTGTTGTTCCGAATGAACAACATGCGATTGAGGAATGCGATGGCGTAATGGGTGCAGTACCCGAGATATACGCTAAAGCGTGCCCCTCAGCGGATGAGGCGATTGCAAAGCACGAACGCGAGTTGCGGGACGCCATCGACAAAGCAGGCGGTCGAGTGGGTAAGCCCGATTTGCAGCCGCTTATGCGCGAGCATGCGACGCAAAAGCTTCCCGTAACGGATGACCAGGACAAAAACGTTCCGAGCGACGTTCGGACAATCAAGGGTGAGCCCGGCGATGATGAGGATGAAAGCGAGGATGAAAGCGAGAATGAAAGCGAGGATGAGGATAAGCCCTCCCCTACGCATTCGAAGCCACCTAGCGGCGCACAGCCTCAGCACGGTGCCAAGCCAGGGCAACCTCAGCATGGGGTCAAGCCTGTGCAAGGCAAGGGCGGCAAAGCCCAACAACGGGTAGCTCCGCCGTCGCCAGCCATTGAGCCATCTACAGAGAGCGGCGCACCCGCTGTTTCGCCCAACTCGCCAGCCTGGAAACCCAACACCTGAACAAATCTAGCCCTGTAGGGCTGGAAAGGGGACTCGATATATTTATTAGACTTGTACCTGGCGATATAAGTCTTGTGCGCTTTCGTATCGAGTCCCCTTTTCAGTCCTACACGGTTAGTGTGGGCATATAAAAAATGGCGACAAAAAGAGTATTGTATTTCACTGCTGGTATTACTGCAACAAGTCCTGAACTTGCAGCGATTGCAAAGCTGAACGCAGTTACTATACCGCAGTATCAAACTATTGTGATGAATGGTGCAGCCAACGCTAAGTATGGTGAAACCAATCGTTTGGTTCCAGGTGATTATGCTGCAGGTACCATACCTGGAATCTATAGCGGCTATCCGGTAATCGATCCTGATAGCATTCCAAATCAAGCGCTAACAGCCACGCAAGCCATTGTTACGCATAACGTTGATATTACGGTTCCAGTCACTGGAACGTATGCAACCAAAATCAAGCCTACGATTGTGGCTGGCGTGATTACTGGTTTCGTACTGAGTTGAAGTCATGGCTATTACAATCACTGTCGAGAATGGTAACGAAATAGCAAATGCAAATAGCTATGTTAGCGTTGCGGATGCTAGGACGTATGCCACCAATCGCGGTGTAACGTTTCCAGCTGACAATGATGTTGTAGCAGCGATGTTGATTCGCGCTAATGACTACCTTGAAGCGCAAGAGTGTTTGTATCAGGGTAAGCGTAGCTCATCAACTCAATCGCTTGCTTGGCCGCGCAAGTGTGTTGAGTTGTATTGCGAGGTTGTACCTAGCAATGTTATTCCAAACTCTTTGATTGCTGCGCAAGTTCAGCTGGCGATGGCTATTCAAGCTGGATTCGATTTGCAACCTACCATTAGTCCACAAGACTATGTGATTAGGGAAAAAGTCGGACCTATTGAAACTCAATACGCTAACCCGGCTACTAGCGGTGTTATGCCCACATTTACAGCAGTAAATGCACTCCTAGCGCCATTGTTTGGACAATGTGCAAGCAATGCGTTTGGATTACGCACTGTAAGAGTGTGATGTATGAGATTCGATAGGGCCATTGCTACAGCGCAGCGCCTAATAAAAAAGAACGGACAAACTGTTACTTGGCGAGCGATTGCAGATACGCCTAATGTACTCTTGCCTTGGAGTCCAGGGCCGAGGGTTGTCACTGATACTGAGGTTCTCATGTGCTTTCTGCCGATTGACAGATTAGCTATGGAAACTTTTACCTTTATCAAAGGTACTGAGGTGACTAAGGGTTCTGTAATGGGTCTTATGGGCGGTGTTCCGTTTGACCCAAACCTGAAAGATGTTGTGATACGCGGTACTCAAGAGTTGCGTATTGCTAACATCACACTGCTTTCGCCCAATGGTCAAAAGGTGCTGTATACTGTGGTGTTCCAAACATGATTGCGTTTTCCGATACACGAGATGAAATCGGCGCACTGTTTCTAACAGCATGGCAAAGCACTGTAGCTATCGTTGGATACGTGCCAGAAGTGCAGTGGCAAGGTGTGCAGTATCGAACGATGCCCGATGGTTCTAAATATTGGGCTCGTTTGTCTAAGCAAACTGTTATTGAGAGTCAAGCTACGCTATCGACTTGTGAGGGACTACCCGGTCAACGCAAGTACGAAACAAGCGGCTTGATATTCGTGCAAATCTTTTGCCCTAAGTCAGACTCGCAAGCATTTGAGTTAGGGCAAAAGCTTGCAACTGTCGCACGTAATGCATTTAGGGGTAAGGTTACACCGGGTAAGATATGGTTTCGGAATGTCCGAATCAACGAGCTTGAACCCGAAGAGTTATATCAACGGTTCAATGTCGTTAGTGAATACGAATATAACGAACTCGGGTAAGGTGATACATGGTTTGCGCAATCAATAAGATTGACAGTAACATTACTGGTTTAAACTATGCTGAGGAAGAATGCCTAAAGCAGCTTCCGGTTGGCGTTGGAGCCGTTTTTGCGACTGGTAACGTTCCGCTGACTGGAGTACCCGACCCAGGCGATACGATTACGGTCGGTGGCGTCGTATTCACGTTCGTTGCAGCTTCCCCCGGTCCGAATGAAATCCTTATTGGCGGTACCGCTGCGCTTTCTGCAACCGCTGCAGCTGCAGTGATTACCGCGCTAGTAAACGTCAACTCCGCCGCGGTAGGCGTTCAAGTCAACATTACAGCCGCTCTAGCGGGTGCTGCTGGCAACGCCATTACCCTGGCCGCATCGGGTGAGACTCCAAGCGGTGCGACCCTTACG